CGCTTACCAAACGCCCCGTCGTCATATTCTCCTCCATAATCGCTCTTGGCACCTCCTCAAAAAGCGCTTCGTCACCTGCAACAGCTGTGTGTCGAACAAGGTCCGTCTCGTTTCCAAGCGCGCCTGTGACAGTGACGCTCCACGTCGAGGATGAGTGGAGCGCGCCACTACCATCGGCCTTCGCTAGCCACATGCAAATGCATTCAGAGTCGGGGAGAACATCTTTTGGAGTCACGACCACTGAAGTGTTGTGGCCTATTAACACGGTAGTCGTCTCCACCCACGTGTCACCCACACCTTTCGCCGCTATTTTGAACGTTAGGGGAAGGTTGCTTGAGGAGGTGTTTGTCACTTGCAATCTGTACCACAGGTTAAGGAAATCCAATGACAAGCCAGTGTGGCTGACACCCCCGTGCGTAAAGATGGCCGGTTTAGTGATGACATCTTCACACCCCTCCGCTGTGAGATGGTATGTGCCATCGGCGTGGCCGAAGGAGTTTACGGGGCTCGCGTCCAAAGCCGCTGAAAAGCCTATAACTCCAGGGAGGGTTGGTATGTTCTTCGATGTGGAGTTGAATACAAATGCGGGAGAGAAGAGGTGTGGCGTAACCACAACTGCTGCATCGCCCGATTCACTGATGTGTGCTCCGGATAATTTGAACGCGCGCCTAATAATCCTTGAGCACAACTGTGTTCCACTGTCCGCCGGCGTGAGCTCCGGTGTGTTCACACTCGAGGGAAGCATGAACTGACGCGCATATTGTTCGGTGAGTCTACCCAGTCCTCGCGCTGGGCTAGGCCTGATGCGGGGAAATACCACCGTATCATCTTTATCGGACCACAACGGAGCCCTCACCGTGCCTCTGTTGTATGTGATTTTGGAACGCGCAATCGCCCCTTCCGCCTTAGCTCTCTCCTGCCTCGCTTTCTTCCGCTTTATCTCTTCCATATTCTTCTTCTTCTTGTCCATGATTTGGTTGATGTGGTTTTGTATTTTCAATTCGACTCTATCTGAGGGAATTGCGAACTTAATGCTCATTCCAGATCAGTCGCGGCTATCGCGGCGACCGTTGCTGATAATTCAGCCGTGTTGTCAATCGGCTCTCCGAAAGACCACTCTCTGCAGCGCTTTCGCAGTG